ACCTGAAGGTGAAGAAGAAATACCATCACCTGAAATGGCCGAAGAATATGAAAGTTATGGCGACGCCTTCAGAGATTATTTACCTGCAGCTTATGGTAATGTAGCAATGAGAGGTATGACAGGTGAACAAACAGAAGATTATGAAGATGACTATGATGTTATTGATTTTGAAGAAATAGATGAAGAGGATTACGCATCAAAAAGCAGAAGAAAAAGACATTTTTATCCTGACACAGATACTTTTACACACGGAACTTTTGGTGAATCATCAGTAGATAAGGTCTTAAGTAGATATTTTACAATTTCAGAAGAAGAAGTAAAAAAACAAGGTTTGAAATCTAATAAAAATTACCAACTGAATAAAAAGAACATTATAAGACTTTCTGAAACTGTGGATCAAATGGATTCAGCTCTTGAATTTATTTCGGAAAACCCAAGGGTAGAACTTATCGGTTTGTCCGAAAAGAAAAATCTAATTTTCAAACAAGGAATTAATGAAGTTAAAATAACAAGAACTGGAAATATTTTATGAATCGATTAATCTATATTAATGGTTTAGGTCCCAACTATAAAGGGGATAATATTTATGAATTTATTTTTTCTGACACTTTAGAAGTATTTGGAGAAAATTGGGAATCTAAGCCGGCGAATGGATACCCTTCACCACCTGACTTAGAGTATATTAAAAAAGTTGGTACATTGAGTAATGAAGAGGTAACATTTGAATTGGCTCAAGATTCTGATGTATTTTCAGTTATTGATTCAATGGACGGAGTAATCGCTTTAGGGTGGGAAAAAGAAACTGATAATGTTGATTTTTCTATTGTTAAAAGATTGGTTTTCCAATTTGGGGAAACCGAAGAATCTGTTAAAAACAAACTATATGAAAGAGATATAGTATTACAATTCGAAAAAGAAGTTGTATATGAAAACTAATAACAAAACAAAATTTTTAATAGAAAATGGTCTTTCATCAAAGACCGTATCAGTAATGACTGAATCTCAGATAAATCTTCTTTTTGAGAAATTTAAAAAAATGAAAAAAGAAGAAAATAAAGAGCAAGTACAACAAGTCCAAACAACTAAAACTATTGTTGGTCCTGAAGGTGGTAGTGTTGCTGTAAAACCTGGACAAACAAAAGTTAGTTTAAAACCAGTACCAAACCAACCAGGTACGGTTGAAGTTATTGAAAAAGAGTTGTCTGAAGATGAGACTGATGATGTTACTTCTTCTAACGCATTAGGTAAAGATGCTGAACAATCATATACAGGTCAAGAATCACCACATGACGCTAATGATATGGCTGATGATGGTATGGATGACGATTCTTCAGATGATAGATCTAATATGGGTATGGCAGAATCAAAATTAAATGAAAAATTCGAATCAAAAGCACAACAAGGTTTATTTTGGGCTCGTTGTAACAAATGTTCAGATAAGAAATGTAAATGGTGTAAAATGGCTAAAGAATTTTCTGACTCAACGTCAAAAAAACAATACAAAAATATGCCAGAAAAAAAACACCCTGAAAAAACTGTTAAAAACAAAAAGAAAGAAACAAAAGAACAGTTTGAAAAATTTTTGGAAAAAAAAATATTAGAAATGGTAGATAATAACATCACCCCAAAAATGACTAAGAAAGATATTATTGAGACGGTTAAAAAAAAATCCAAAAAAATGAAGTCTATGATAATTCGTAGACCAAAAAAAGTCACAATGTTTTCCGCTGAGGCACCAATGGAACTACCTATAGGTAAAATGTTTTCTATTGGTAAAAAATAGTCTTTACAACAAAATCCCTAAATTGATATTTATGTAATATGGGATTAACTAAAGAACAAGTTTTAATTGAATATGCTAAGTGTATGAGTGATACTCCATACGCTCTAAGAACATATTTACAAACCTACGATAATACTGTGTCAAAATATGTTCCTTTGGAACTATTTCCTGATCAAGTATCTTTGTTAGATGACTACGAAAAATTTGAAGAAAACATTGCATTAAAGTATCGTCAAGCGGGAGTTTCAACTGTAACCGCGGCTTGGATATCAAAACGACTGGTATTTGCTAAAAAAACTCAACCTGAAAAAATTCTAATAATTGCCAACAAACTTGACACATCGATGGAGATGGCAAATAAGATTAGAGCTTTTGTTGATCAATGGCCTAATTGGGTGGGTGCCGGATTCTCAAACGATAAAAATTCACAAAGACATTATAAATTAAATAATGGATCTGAGGTTAAGGCGGTGGCAACATCAAAAGATGCACTTCGTGGATTTACACCTACCATCCTTGTATTTGATGAGGCCGCGTTTATCGAAGCTGATAGTGATTTTTGGGCTGCTTGTATGGCATCCTTATCCACAGGGGGTAAGGTAATTGTGGTTTCCACACCTAACGGATATGACCCAATTTATTATGAAATATATGACCAATCATTGAAAGGGATGAATAATTTCAAGATCTCTGAAATGTATTGGTATCGAGATCCAAGATATGCTAAGGACCTTTATTTGGTACCAACCGATGATATTGTTCATTATCTTTTAAATCGTGAAGAATTTGACGACTCAAAAAATATTTCTTGGGCACATACCGATCCGTTTAATAGGGATTATGATGAAATGAAATATTTTTTTAATCAAGGGTACAAACCATGTTCTACTTGGTATGAGAAAATGGTTAAAAAACTTAAATACGATAAACGTAAGATTAATCAAGAGTTAAATTGTGAGTTCTTAGGTTCGGGGGATAACGTATTTGATAATAAACAACTTGAGGATATAAAAAATAATTCTTTATTAGATGCCCCATCAAAACTTATGGGTAATTCCCTTTGGATGTGGAAAGAACCAATTGAAGGTCACAAGTACATTATGGGTGTCGATGTTTCTCGAGGTGATAGTGAAGACTTCTCGTCAATTCAAATTATTGATTTTGATGAAAGAGAACAAGTATTAGAATATGTTGGAAAAATTCCACCTGACACATTAGCAGAAGTTGCGTATAAGTGGGGTATGATGTATAATGCGTTTGTTGTTGTCGATATCACTGGTGGTATGGGTATAACAACAGTTAGAAAAATGCAAGAGTTGGGTTATAAAAGTTTATATATTGATGGGGTTGATTCTATGAATATATGGGCAGTAAATAAAAGTTCGGTAGATAAAATACCAGGTATTAACTTCAATAATAAAAGAGTACAGATCATAGCCGCTTTTGAGGAATCAGTTAGACACAAGTTTAAAATTAGAAGTGTTCGTTTGTACAATGAAATGAACACGTTTGTATACATAAACGGTAGACCTGATCACCAAAAAGGACAACACGATGACCTTATTATGGGTATATCAATGGCTTTATATGTTGGAGAGTCATCATTTTCAAAATTAGAGAGAGCAACTGAACACACAAAAAATATGATTGAGTCTTGGGCCGTCGTAAATAATGATGCGGTTGCCAAAGAGGCACATTTTGATCCCGTAATACCCAATCAGAATGTACTTAGAGATAGAGCGGGATTACATAATAATGGTCCATCAAGAGACGACTATCAAACATATGGTTGGTTATTTGGTGGTTTAATGAAATAAAATTATGGGATTAGATTTTAGAGCAAGAACAGGTAGAATAGCAAATGGATCAAGATTGGTTGTTTCAGGTGAAGTGACAACAGGACAAAAAGTATTTCCTGTAACTTTTAAAAAAACAAACCCTTATGATCTAACGCCCACACAAAAAGAAGCGTTACAATCTTTGAGCGGATCGACGACTAACTAACTATTGAAATATTTATATCTATAGTTAAACTTTTAATATGGAAAATAACAATAAAAATCTAACGGTTTGGCAAAGGTTAGCAACGACTTTTGGTCCTGATTCTACATTAGGTCAAGGTCAACCTGACTATAAGTTAGATAAAAAAGAAATTTTAAAAACTCAAGATAAAGCTGAATATGAAAGAACAAAACTTCAGAATCAGCAATCATTATATTTGAGTACAAATTGGGCTAAAGTAGAAAATAACTTATATACTCAGGCGGTATATTATGAACCAACAAGATTAGCCGCTTTTTATGATTACGAATCAATGGAGTATACTCCTGAAATATCGACGGCTTTAGATATATACGCAGAGGAATCTACAACACCTGACCAAAACGGTTATGTTTTACAAGTTTACTCGGAATCCAAAAGAATAAAAAGTATATTAGTTGACTTATT